GGGTGATAACAACTATGTGTTTCGCCTGTTTGAAGATAAATGGTTGTGTGATGCCACTTGGCCATACAGAACGTAGGACTAATCTCATTCATAATGGGAATGAATTTTTGTATACGAGCTTTATCGTCCATTGAATCGTTCCTTGAGCCAATCAAAGTCATTGATTTTTTTCAACGCATCTGTATTGTCTTTGTTTTCTGTTCCATAGGCACGACCAGCGAGGGCTCCAGCGATTGCATTTTCGTCTGTGCCAGTGGTACACCATACTTCAAGTCTATGATTAGTTTCTTCATCATTCTGACGATCAATAGTCTTGCTGGCTAACTTACAACATTCTCTAAATGCCGACTTCCAAGTATTAAACGGATCGGTATTAAATGCAGTGATGTTACTGACTTCCGGCATTGCTTTAAATAATGGGCTGATACTTGTAGTCATATCAGGTTTAGATAAATCCATATTTTGTGTAAGACGTTTAGGCAATAATTTTACGCCGCCATACCCATATTCTAGATCATTTACAGGATTTCGGCTGCGCCAAACATGAACGTTTTCTAAATCATATTCACTAACAACATAATCAAAATTAAACGTATCTAAAATCTCAGCATCTGCATCAACTACCCAAAACATTTTTGTAAAGGCTTTACGAGCTGCCGCTATATGTGCTTGATGTATTCCTTTTATTCCGTTAACCCGTTGGGCATACGGAAATCGAGATTTTAAATTTTCGAAATTAACATCTGCATTAGGTTCGTTATAGCTGATAAAAATAATATCGTACATTATTGTTTGAAGTAGGTTAACCCTAGATTTATTGTTTCATCGTACAGGTCTATTGTATACTTGCTTTGCTTTTCATCTAACCAAGGCCAATCCAGCCCAAGTTGTTGTTTAATTTTCATACCTATCATCTGTGCATCTTGTTCGACACATGAATGGTCAACATTGTTCTCGTACACCGTTCGAAGAATCTCAAAATCACGGACATCGACATAATTCCAGTTCGTACAGTTGGTCATCCAGGTTCCCATGCGGGCTCCAAGAATAGCGTACTTTCCATTTTCTTCGTGAGCACCTACAGTACTCCACATACGTAGTCTGTGGATATTATGCCACCAAATGCGTTCTTTAATCTCCTGCGGTGGCACACGCACACCGTCAAGCAGTGTCATCTTTACACCTTCACGGAATCCTGCTCGCCATGCTTGGAATGGACTTCCAGTAATAACGCTGTTGCTATATACTTTAGGAAAATTCCTATAACCTTGCTCCCAACAAAAATCTACTTGGGCTCTATCACTTTCTGCGGCCTCATGAGTACGCATATTCAGTACAAAAGATTTCTTCCAGATCTTGATGCCGCCATTTCCGTATCGAAGTCCGTTGATGTTATTACGGCCACACCAACCATAAACTTCTATATTAGGATCTGACATGTCGAGATCTAGATTAAAGAAACTGGCATCCACAATATTATCAGCATCAACAGTTATAAACCAATCAGTCTCTGAAAGGTTAGCTGCTGCTTTATGAGCATGGTCACTGCCCTTGACTCCGTGTACACGTTTTGCCCACGGCACTTTAGCACACAGATCTGCATAATGCAGATCTGCATTAGGTTCGTCATAACTTAGAAATATAACATCAAATTCAACAATTTTCATTTTATTTCAATTACATAATTTTTAAATAATCGTCTAGTGTACACACTAAAGTTGTCATAGGATATATTTTTAATTGTAACTGTTTTTCCTACTAGATCATTTATTTTAACAGAAAACATCTTATAGATCAAATTAGGATCATTGTATTCAGTGATTAAAAAATCCATAACTGTGCTGCCATCCCACACAAATTTTCTCTGCTTGTTTGCTTCTTTATATTTTTTAGTTCCGCCGAACTCTGTAGATAACTGTATTTTTAATGTTTGATTTTTGGCTGTATAGGTAAGATATACATCCGGTTTAATAATATCGGTATATTGTATTAATGGTATTCTATGTAGGACATCATCTAACTTATTCAGTGTCTTCGTTTCAGCTATTTCTAAATTGCCTGAATGAATATCTACTTGACAGTGATGTATTTGTATCTCTGCTTCAATGATTGACAACGCTGTTTCGCTGTCTATTTCAGCCATATATTCTTCATCTGGAAAAGCATAATCAGGGCCTACACTCTTTACAAACCCTGTTAACTGATCATAGACCGCTACATATCTTACCGGCGCTGGTTTATATTCAGCTAACCACTTGTCAAAATCTTCTACTGTTTCCATGCTATTTCCTCTAGATTGTTTATCATTTCCTTGTTTATTTTATCTTTTTCCACATAGTGAACTATATCGTACTGTTGATAATTCCCTATTTTTAATTGTCCTTTTTTATTAAGATAAAATCCTACATGATCACTCCATGTGTCTGCAGGCCATGGCCAATTCTGCAACATTGGTTTCATATGTACTACTCTAGGAAATTCTAATTCATAAGCTATTTCGTCTGAGATACCTAGTATATCAGCAGATAATGCAAATGCTTCGTCGGTACCTAGAACTTTTGGCTTGTAATGACTCAAAAACATATTTGAAAATTCTATAGGATTTTTAATTATACTCCTACCTAGGTCAAAAAATTCTTTAACCATTTGAGAGTCTTTCTTAAAAAAAGTCCACATAGAATATAAATTTGGAAGATTATTTTTGTCAAATGCTTTTCTATAAGTACGATCAGTAATAGTATCGCCTCTATAGGTAAACACCTTATTCGCAATATATAATTCACTGTTATTAATAAAGTAATCAATCCAATGACTGTAGTCTCGTAAAAACAACATATCAGCATCTAGACACACAGTATGATCGAAAGGAGTAAGTTGATCCATCCAACTACGGCCGTCCCAAAACGTTTCTTGACTCCATTCTATCACATGATCAAATACCCACGGGCTGGTAAGTTTTTCTATTTTTGTTTTGTCATCTATTACAATTGCTACTCGATCGTAACCTTCTCGCTGTGTGTTTTTTATACTCAGTGCTAGGCCGTAGGCTAGCTGTAGATAATCAATAGAATCATGTTCTGCAACAACTAAAAGATATCCAAAGTTCATATCAACTCCAATAATTGCTGTTTGTGTCTAATTACACTTTGCTTGTTCATTATGTGTACATCTACACCAGATATAGAGGCAGCACAATATAAGTTGGTTAATTTATAATCTATGAGAAAAGTCAACGAATTATCATTGACTGTATGCAGTATATCTTTATCTAATGCTGATAACACCGGAGGTAATGATAGTGCGGCATCTTGTTGATATCCGTCTAATATATGCTTGGCTAGACTAAAGGCAATGTCATTTCTAAATTGGCGGGGATCAAATCTAAACACATCTGCAAATTGTGTATAATTTTCTTTGACATAATTCACCGTATTAAAAAACAATTTAGAATTTTTATTCTTTGAAAACATCACCGTAGTAGCCCAATACATCTTAACACCAGTATTACTCACATGACGATCGAGATATCCGGTGCGTGTATCGTTATAGATATCATTTATAGCATTACCTAGCATAACATCTGCATCAACATCCCAATACTCCCCAAGACTATTTGAAAAAATAAAATAATCGCTGTCTATTAATAAGGTTCTATCATAGGGGGTAATGTCCCATGCTGTACTTCTGTTGGTGTTTATAAAAGGAATCATCTGGCCAGTTTGGCCGTCATGTAACCGTCGTTGGTTGTCGGTCGTGGGCCTGTCAACTGTAATGATATGTTCAAACATAGCCTCTGCCTGATTAAAAATATCCGATTTCTTCATCCACGCAATTGTAGATGTGTCAGTAACTAGTGATACTGGAACTTGTAAATTTTTCTTGGCTAGACCGCCGGCAATTATCGCCATCAATGCATAATCGACTGTGCGATTATTGTGTGCGTAGATTAGTATTCCCCGTGTCATTGCGATATTAGTTTCTCTACAGATCTACTTTTTTTAATCTTTTGATTTTGTTCAAAGTATTCATTAGTAACTTCAAAATATCTGCGGAAAATCTCTTCGGAAAATTCATTGAGATCTTCTACTAACACCGGATTTTCATTAGCGTCTAATAGAATCACACCGGATGTTCTATCTTTAGCACATAGCATATCTACAAAAGTTAAGAGATTTCTATCAATTCGAAATAGCCCTCCATTGAACCCGTAGGTTAATTTGGCCATCATCCGTTCTTTAAGAACTTTCTTTTGAATAGAAAAAGTCTGTTGATAGTTGGCAAAATCCAGAGCTTCTTCGAGCTGCTTGTCCATGTGTTCTCCTTAATAAACTGCGTAGTTTATTTATAGGTGAACTGGAGCCTGAGGAAATTAATTAACTACCGGACACTGCACCCACGGCAATGATTGGCTGTGTTACAGCGAATGCTACGCTTGCAGGTACCATAATACCCGTGGCATAGAGTGAGGAGACGTTTACAGTTAGTGTACCATCTACAACATCATCTGGAGGGTAATCAGCCGTAGTCTTTACTTGAATTTTTGGGGGAGCCAATGGTGCTATTCCCGGATCAACATACCCGTCTGTAAATAATACTCGAATTTCTAATTGAGCTGCTGAGCCACCGCTGTTACTGGGTTGATCTACACACCTAGCCTGTAGTTGTACATTGTTAGAACCGTAGGGGCTTGAAGCTGTACCGGTATAGTAGGTTTGAAATGTGCTGGTAGTTCTATACCAATTTGTGCCATCGTTAGGAGATGTGCCTGTGTTCGGAGTTGCGGCACCGAAATTCTGTGTTCCCATAGCGGATAATAAATCACTCCACTTGGTATTTTGATTAGTTGCTGCGCCGCCGGATCTAGATGCACTAACTCGAACTTTTCCGCCACTGTTAAACCAATACCTAGCATCATTAGAATTTGACCAATATACCTGTATGACGCACGAACACTGAACACTCCATGCTGTTGTTTTACTTGATGATACAACTCCTGTAGTACCAGCTTCACCAGCTGCTACTAGAAATCTATTAGTGATTAAATTATCTGCCCATGAGTCGTATTGTTTCTGTGGTACATCAAGTGTGCCAGTATCTGGTGTAAAACTTGAAGTGTATCTTATCGAATTGCCCTCAGCAACCACAGCTGTGGTCGGATTAGATCCGTTTTGATGCTTATAGGCGTTGATAATATCATATCTAAGATTAGCCCATTCATTGATAGTAACTTTGCTGTCATCGGTGACTGCCGTTGATTGAATACGTGCCTGCTGGCCATATCCAAAATTTCCGGAGCCGAAACCTAATACCCCAATTACTTTATCTCTAATTGAGTTATAATCTACTTTAAGAATTTTATCATTAACTGCTGGCATGAGATTATTTAAGTCCTTAACTAGCTGTTATGCTAGAAAGTGAATATGTCGGGCTGGTTATAGAGAAAGTACCAGAGGGTTGCAACAGCCCGGATGCTTTGAGTTCGGATGCGGCTATAGTCAACGTGCCGTTGACAACATCAGCTGGAGGAAAACTGACTCCAAATGCCACATCCGGATCAACATAACTATCTAAAAGCGATATACGAAGTTCTAATACTGTGGCTGTTCCTGTGGAATTGTTTGCTACATCGGTCCTAGCTTCAAGTTTATAACTATTGGCAGAATACGAACTACTTAAGAAACTCTGGAAGTAGGTCTGATAAGAGTTTGTTAATGTATAATAATTAATTGCAGGATCAGTATCTGCTCCAAAACTCACTGTACCAACTGAACTTAGAAAATTAACCCACGCAGTAATTTGTGGGGTAGTTACTGCTCCTACTAGAGATGCTGTAAATCTCACCTTGCCGCCGCTATTGAAAAAATATCTACCTTGATCAGCAGTAGCAAATGTCACTGTCAGTGTTGCTTGTGCCTGAACAGACCACGGAGTGCTGTAAGTTTGGCTGGCTTTAGCTGAGACTATAGATTGACTACCGGCTACAAGAAATCTTTTTGCAATCGCATCATCTAATAGTATGTCATAGTTGGTATTCGGTGCGCTGGCTCCGTAGCCTATAGGATCACCAAAATTAACATTCACAACAGGAGGCAAGGTGCCATCTTGATGTAGTTTTATATTAATAATATCATACTTGATTAAATCCCACTGTGCTTTTGTTATAAGATTGCCTTGAAATACATCGGTACTCTGCACAGTTTGCCCGTACCCTCGTGAACCAGATCCGGTTCCCATAAGCAATTGGGCCTTATCTTGTATGGTATTGTAATCTGTATCTTCAATGTTAGAGCCGCTTGCCATATTATAACACCAATGCTTCTATTACTGTGGTACTATCTGAATTAGCTGACTCTAGTGCCACTGCAAACACGTTGGCATAATTACCATGTGCTGCAATCGCTGCACCTCTAGGACCAGCTGTTAAACGATCGCCTTTTCTAATTGCACCATACACCTTGCACGGCACACGACCTTTTAGAGCAATATAGGTACCGCCTTGTAATTCACTGTTCATCATATAAGCTGGATTGGCGGATACCACTCCAATAGCACGGGTATTAACATCTGCAGCAGTAACTTCTTTTTCGCCGCCTACCATTACCACTGTGCCAACTTCGTATTCTCGATCAGCAAGGTATTTTTCTGCTAAGTCAGCATAACGAGCTGCGGTAGCTGTACCATTAAAAATATTAGCTGTGATATTACCGCTGATATCTCTAGCAGCGATGCTGTATGCGGTTGCTGTGAGTCTAGCAGTTCTATATTGTGTGCTGGCTGTGCCATCTGCCCACGCAGGATCAACCCTAGCATCAGTTCGGTCGATGAAAGTACGGTCTACTTTATCAGCAATACCAACAAACTGATTAGCTAACAAATTACCACTTGAATTACGTATGGCCACTGTGGCTACTGCTGACCCAGGTACAGTAGCACTAGAAGCTAAACCATTTAATGTACCAGCATCTGCAGCAGTAGCAGATGAACCAGTTACTGACCCAGTTAATGTTCCTACAATATTAGCACCTGCAAAACCTATCTGTTTTGTAGTAGCATTAATCATTACATTGTTGTCATCGGCTAATACACTGCCTTTGTGACTGCCTGTGGTATTTCCAGTTACATTACCAATTAGATTACCGTTGAATGTTGTGGCATGAACATTGCTCCAGATTAGGCCTCCAGGAACTTCAGTGCTTGCTGGTGCTCCTAGTGAGTAGGAGTTGTTTTTTCCTGGAAGAAATCCATATTTAGAAACTAATGCAATGTCTCTCTCGTCAGTGCCGGCGGCTACTGTGATTCTAAATGTTATGTCGTTACCTAAACGGTTTTCAATAACTGGTTGGTCGCCATTAACTCTAATTCTAAGATCATTGCCGTCACCTACTTGAAAACCAGGATCTTTAAAACTAACTTCCGAAACAAATGAGCTTTCTCCTGTTTTAATATATTGATCAGCTGTGAACCCGCCTAGTTTAGCAGCGTTACTTGCTGTTCCCCAGAAGGTATAATCATCTGTAGAAACACCTGTCTGCGATTTAGCTAGGGTAATACCTTTCTTTATAACTGTAAAATCATCAATGGCGTTTTTAGCGTTGTCAAGTGTAAAAGCTGTTTTACTGACTATTGCGATAGCCTTATTATCTGAAATAACTTTTAATACCGTATGTGGGCCTTCAGCAGTAGCTATGGTACCATAAACCACTGCAGGACTGATAATTGATGTGCCTAGATCAGGACTGGCAATAGGACCAATTAATGTAAATTCGGTTCCGGTATAAGTGTATAATTGTTTAGCACCAGTATCCCACCAAAAATCTCCGGCGGCTAGACCGCTGGGTGCTGACGAGCTAGCTTCGGCACCGCCAGCTACTTTGAATCTAGATCCGTCATAAAACTTGAGTTTTTTAGCTGCTGTGTCAAACCAGATTTGACCTGAGATAGATTTAGGAGGTGCTGTGGTATTGGCAAAATTTTCTAGTAAATGTACAAAATTTTCATTCTGTACTTCGCCGTATCCTGCGTAATTTTTGCCTACTAGACGTAGATCT